TTAGCTTCATCATTTTCAGCGATTGATGGCGGTAAAATATATTCAAAATCATGTTCACTTACATAACGCTGAGATTGCTGAGAATAAGAAGCAATACGATGACGTACCAATTGATGAGATAATGTTCTTGAAATACCTTCAATAGCAAATGTAAAAGTAATATGTTCAAATGGAGATAAATGCCCCATTTCTTTTAATTTTTTAATAAAATTTTTTGTACTATTAACTTCTGGCATTTCGTTTAGTAATTGATTAATAGTTTTGTCGCTATAGCATAACTTAGCTGACATAGCAACAATATTTTCTGGATTAAAACTATGATTAATTAATTTACAGTCTAACAATTTTTATTTCTCCTCTATACCATATTTATTCATTATCTTTCTTAGAAGATTACGTCTATAATTTTTTTCTTCTAGACTTAAACTATTAACATTATTATCCTCTAAAAAATTTTTTTTAGTTTTTATAATTGGAATCAGTACATCTTTTATAATATATTCAGCTTCATCAGAGTATATTATTGTATTTTGTAATGCAGCATACAAATTTTCAATTTGTAATTCTACGCTATCTGTTTCATTTTGTATTTGTTCTTTTATTTTTTTATAAGTAGACCTATTTATCGTTATAGGTTTATTTGTTGGTTTATATTTAATTATCATATATATGTTTCCTATAACTTTTATTTTTTATAATTGATATTGTGCAGATAAACATTCATCGTCATCATCATAATCATTTTCTTCATTAACTGATCTAAATCTATTAGAACAATATGATTTTAATGCTAAAATACTTTCTTTAGATGTTTTAGAAATAGGTATAATTTCATTAATAGCTGAAGTTATATCTTCTTCTTTTAATTCATCATTATTATCTTTTTTAAAACGAATAAAAGATTTTCGTATAGTATTTTTTACGATTTCTTGGATCTCTGCACCAGTAAAATTATTAGTTTTAGATACGGCTAAATCTAGTAAATCAGAATTAATTTCTTTATTATATTTAGAAAAATGAATTTTAAATATTTCTTTTCTTTCGTTTTCTTTTGGAAAATCAAAGAACCATTTAGCATCTAAACGTCCTTGTCTTGTTAATTCTGGGGGCAATTGACTAACATCATTACTAGTCATGATAATGTATACACCATAGTCGTTATCATTTAAAAATTTTAATATCTCCATAAATACTCTGGCAGTTACACCACCATCTGTATTATTAGAAGAATTAATACCGCCTAATGCTTTTTCTACTTCATCAATCAATAAGACACAAGGAGCAGACGCTTTAGCTACATCTAAGGCTTGCATAATTTTTCGTTCTGATTCTCCAACAAACCTAGACATAATTCTTCCCATACTTAAACTTAACAATGGCATATGCATTGTACCTGCAAAAGCTTCAGCTAAACATGTTTTACCTGCACCTGGAACACCTACGCTTAAATATCCTTTAGGTTTTTTTAATCCAAATTCTTTAGCTTCATCAGAAAACAATTCTTTCATTTCTAAAAGCCATTGTTTAATTACTTCATTACCGCCAATATCTTCTAATGTAGTATTAGGTATTTTATAATCTAATACACCAGATTTTTGTATAGATTCAATTTTCTTCTGAGTTATAAAATCTAAATTAGCTTCTTTAAACTTTATAAAACTTTCTATTACAGTCTCTTGAATTTCTTGTATTGTTAATCCTAAACAACTATTAACTAAATTATTTAACTCTTCTTGTGTTGGAATTTTACATTGTTTATTTTGTTTTAAAGAAACGGCTTTTATGTTGTTAATAGTTTCATTCATACAAGATAATATTTCATTTCTATTAGGAAGTCCGTAATCAATTAGTTTAAATAATCTAGTTAATTGAGTAGGTATATTGTCTATTTGAGATAATATAATAATTGGATTGTATGCTTCTTTTTGTTTATGATATTCTTTTAAATCTCTAATAAATCTAATAGATTTAGGATCATTAAAAAGATTATTATAATCTCTTAAAATAAAAATGTTAGGTTCTGGTTTAACTACTTTATCATTATTATCTGTTCCTCCATAAGTATTTAACTTTATAAAGGAAAATAAGTTGTCTATATTAGCTAATTTTTTTATACTCTTACCAGAAGACGAATTGTCTACACTATTATAAATAGTTGCACCTTCTGTTTGGGACCAAATTACTATGTTTGCTTTAGGAAGATTAATCATTGATATTTGTCTTATATCTTTTATTGTTAAACTTTCTTCTTGTGTTTTTATCCAGATACATGATTTTCTTGATTTAATAGAATTTATCAAATCAGTCATACATTCTCTCATTTATTATCCTGCACCTCTTTATAAAATTAAATCATCAAAATCTATACTTGAAAAAGTATCATTTACAGTAAAGAACTTTGTTCTTTCTTCTATAAAAATATCATCATTGCAACAATCTTGTTTTGAGACATATGATATATTATCATTATCATCTTCCATACTGCATGTTTGATATTGAATAATCATAAAATTATCGTTTTCTTCATCTTTTATAACTTTAATATTATTAAAAAGAATTTTCTTTTTATCTTTTTTTTGATGAAATTCTAATAGTATATTATCTTCTGATTCTAAATTATTTAAATTGCCTACTATATCTTTCATATCAATACAATAATTCTTTTCTTCTTTATTAATATAAATAGAATCAACAGTAGCAATGATATTATTATTCTTTTTTATGAATCCAATTCCATTTAATAATGTGTCATCAGAAATATAGTTTGATTTAAACAATTTTTCTTTTAAGTCATAATATGCTTCTTTAAAAGAATTTATTTGATTATCATAATTAAAAACTTGATCTTCTATCAACAAATAATCTATTATTTTTTTATAGAATTTTGTTGAGTCCATTGTACTATATCCAGTATGTTCAAAAAGATTAGTGCATACATATATACAATTTTCATCTTTATCTCTTATAAATTTATAGTTTAAATCAAAACTCTTTTTATTGTTTAAAATATGAATAACATTGTAATAGCTTGTACTATATAATAAATCATTTAAAGTATAATTATCTACTATAGCAACTCCATCATTCATTTTTGAAGATTCAACACTATATAATATATCTTTAGAATCATCATTTGTTAAACTATTAAAATCATTTAAATTAATCATATAATATTCCTCTCATTAACAAGCTATTTTTTTATTATATTGATACGTCTGTTCTACAACTTGATTGTTTTTAGTAATAAATTTTAAACTATTATTTTTTGATACATAAATTCCACTTAAATCTCGTGCATAAAAACCTTTAATTTCTTTAGATTGTTGATTAATATCCCAAACAATTTGATTTCCAGATCCTATTGCATCTGTAAAACCATCTCCGAAATCTTCTCTATAAATTCGTTCATTTTCATCGTATTTACCATCGATTATAATATCAACATAAGGTAAAATATGATTAAATTTATAAAAATTACTTTGGTCATTTAGTACATAACTGCTAAAAACAATTATATGATAATTAAATTTCTTTAAAATTGAACATACTTCTTCTAATTCTTCTGCTTGATCTAATGGTTCTCCACCGACAAATGTTACATATTTATTAGGAGAATATTTAATAATTTGAGTAGCAACTTCTAATGGCGAATATTCTTTCATACATTTACTAGAATCCCATAAAGAAGGATTAAAACAGTTTTTACATGGTTCTCCCATAATTGCTCTATTGCAACCATATAAAAAAATTTCTGTACGATAATTATTGTAAGGAGATGGACCAGCGGAAGTGCTAGTCCATTTTGCATTGTAAATTTTCATATATAACCTCTTTTTATAATTCTATAATTGTTGGTGCATGAGTTTCATGCATAATATGTTCTTTAACTAATGTATTACATTTAGAACAATATAATGCGTATCCATAAGGTTCTTCTAAGAGTTTATTCTTTTCTTTTGTATAAGAATATCTATATTGTTCTATTCTCTGTAAAACAGTATTATTGCATTTAGGACAAGATAAATGTTTATCTTTAAAAAAGATTGCCACTATTTATCATCTCCTATACCTTGTTTTATATAAGTTACAAAATTGTTAAGTTCTTTTGGCGGAATTGTATTGAAATCATTATATTTATTATTAGACCAAGTCATCAATAAAGATAACATACTGTCTCCATCAATATCATTATTTGATTCTGTTAGTTCCTGAAGATAATTAACAGAATCAAAATAAAGTTTTTTTTCTTCATCAGAATAGTTTCTTAAAAAATTATTTTGTTTATCTCTACTTAAAAGAAGTTCAAAATAATATTGTTCATTTGCATCTCTATATAGATCTAAACCTACTCCTATTAATGAAGCAGCTTTTTTTAAAGCGTCTGTACTAGCTGCTTTAAAAATATCTTTTTGATCATTTGCTTTACCAATTATAACTTTAGAACCACAGCCTGTTTTTTTTATGTCATAAAATTGACCAGTTTTATCATCTCTGAGATGAACTGTTAAAATTCCAAATACATGAGCAACAGGTGGCTGTGGTTCAGGACTCATTTCTCTTTCTTTCATATATTTGTTTTGATAATCAACAGATTTTTGAATAAAATGTTCGGTTACTTCCCAATCCCATCCATATTCAAAAATACTATTTAATTTATCTATACAGGTTGAACCACTAATATAATCTAACATAATTTTTTTACCGTTAGATGTACCGCCATCTCTTTGTTTGATTATATCGTTAGGTATTTGTTCTCCTATGAAATCTTTAATTTTGTCTTCAATTCCTAAATTAGTTAGCAATTTTATTATTCCCTTCTGAAATATACTTTATATATTGGATATTTACTTTGTACATTTTTTTTAAAATATCTAAAGAATCATTGAATATTTCAGATGTTATATTATCTTTAAATAATAAATCTTCTAATTCATTTTTAGTATAATATCCGCAAATATTTTCATTTAAATAATTATATTCATCATTAATCGATGAAATTAAATATTCTACATCATAAAAGTCTTGATTAATATCATTACTTTCAAAAATTTTATTGTATGGTTCTTCTGACAAATAACGATATTCTAAATCTGGGAAATATTTATTTAAAATTAATTTAATAATATCATGTCTTGGAATCCATGCAGTTTGTAGTTCTATCATGAAATTACTATATTCATCATTTTCTTCTACATCTTTAGAAATATAATTTATTTCTCCTTTGTAGTTATCAAGTTTAATATTGGCTTTTTTTGAAATACCATATAAACTCCAATCATTTTGAGAATCATCTAATATCCATGACTGTATTTTATTTAAACATTTTTTACATATATCATACGGACCAAATATAGTATATTGAGTACAACAATAATTAGCCATAATATTACTTCCTTAAATTAAACTAGCTTCTATTTTATTTGAACTACTAATAGTAATTAATAAATTTCTTTTAAAATCAATAATGTTTTTAACACTGTTTAAGAAATTATATCTTAATTTAGCAGCCATTAAAACTACTAAAAGATTAACTTCATTACCATTATAATTAACTTTTTCTAAAACCTTATATCCTGCTGCACTTCTAATATCTGCATTAGATTTTTCAATACTTGAAGCTGCATATGCTTTATAAATTGTTCCAATACCAACATCTTTATCAGAAATACATGTAATCACATCATTTGCTTCTTGTAACGGAATAGCAATTTTGTCATATAAAATTGCTAATTGTTCTATTACTACTTTAATAGCTCCAGGATTTAAATCGCTGTCTATTTTAATTTCTTCTAAATCTTTTAATACTTCTTTTCTGAAATCAAGCCATCCATCATTTACAAATTTAGATTGAATAATAGTAGCCGCTTCTTCAAATGAATATTTAGTATCAAATACATCAATGTTAACATCTTCAAATTTACATTTAGTAATTGAATTAGGTTCTTGATCTGATAATGTAGAACTTTTTCTTTTTCTTCTTTTTTTAGGCTTTTCTTCTACTTCTGTTTCTTCTTCTGTTGTTACTACTTCTTCATTTTTATTTGTAACATCTTCTGTATTTGTAACATCTTTATTTAATACTTCTTCTACTTTGTTTAAATCTTTTTCATTTGTATATACTTGTTTATTGTTTTCATCTTCTTTATTTTTGTTTAATACTTCTTTTGTATTAGAATTTAATTTTAATGGAGAGTTTGTTTTATTTTTTTCATCTAAATTTAACGTTGTTTTATCTAAAATAAACGAATTTTTTGTATTTAATTTCAATGAACTTTTTGTATTTAATTTTAATGTTGGTGCTGTTGTTTGCATTTTAATTTTATCTAATAAACTACTCATTTATATATAATTCCTTTCTAGTTATTAAAAATATTATCATCTGGATATTTTAAATTAAACCATGTAAAAGCTTTTTTTAAATCATCTATAAAAGTATTTTTTAAGTCATCTATAAAATCCAATGACTCTACATCTATTAAATAAGATGGACTATAGGTAGCAAAAGCAGGAATACCTTTAATTTCTATTTTTTGACCTCTTACATTCAATATAGTGTCTTTCATAAAAGTATTTAGTGCTATATTTCCTAAAATAATTATCATTTTAGGTTGAAAAGATCTAATTATATAATCTAAAAATACAGAGCATTCTTCTACTTCTTTTAACATAGGAGGTCTTTTTATCTTGGTTCCAGATATATTTTTATGATAAGGAAAACAATTAACGGTATTAGTCCACATTATTTTACCAGTATCAACGTTTAATTGTTCTAATGCGTATATAAGTAAATTACCTTCTTTAGATGAATCAAATGGAGCTGATAAAAAAGGTTGTGTACTTAATGCTGTTTCTCCAATAATCAATATAGGTTCTGTACCATTACCATTAAAAACTGTTTTAGTTTTATTATCACAAATAGCACAAGTGTTACAATCTTTTATACAATTGTTAATCTTTTTTACAGCTAATGGTTTAATTATATCTAATACATAATCTATAGGATTATAATCATCAGGACAATTATCTTTTACTAAATTATATATTTTTTTCTTAACTTCTTCCGACACAATGTATATCTTAACCTCCTTATTATTTTACTATTATTATTTTTAGAAGTCTAGACAAAATTATTTTCTTTGTTATATTTTATTTGTGCTTTTAGTAGATTTATTTCTGCTTTTAATTTTATATTTTCTGCTTCTATAAAAGCAGCTCTTTTATTTGCTAATTCAATTTTGGCATTTGCGTTTTTGGCTACTTTTCTATCTTCTACCATAGTTTTAATCATACTCATAATAATATCTTGTTCTGTTATTACAAAAATATTACTGCTAGAATGATTAGCTTCATCTTCATTAAAACTAAATTTTAAATACCAAAATTCTTTATTTTCCATTTTGGCTTCCTTATTTAATTTATCTAGCCATTGTCTTTTTATAGTAAAAGTTTTAGTTCCTTTTGCTCTATCCGGCATTTGTGTTTTTAATTCTTCCATTACGTTTATAATGCCAGATATTTGTTCATCACCTTTTTCAAGAACTGTAGCTCCACTATTTAATGTCATAGATGAAACAATATCGTTCTTTAAAATATTAACATTATTTTTATGATTTTTATACTCAAATTCACTTCCCATTCTTTTGTCTTGTTTAGATCTTTTTTTATTTAGTTTATATGTTTTAATCTTAGTTGCTTTATAATTTTGACCATTAACAAAACAAGTAGAACACTTTATATTTTGATTAGCACAATCTATATATCCATATTCACATTCATTAATAATATCACAACCTTTTATAAATAATAAGCAGTATAACATTGTTTATTATACTGCTTATTATTTAATTTAATTATGCAACCGTATTTTCTTTTGATTCTTTTTTCTTATTTTTTAAAGGCATACTATCATCATATAACATTTTATCCTCTACTGTCTTCTCTAGTTGTTTAATGTCTTCAATTTCTTCACCAGACATAGCTTTAATTTCTGGAGAGACAGCTTCTGTAAAAGACTTAAATATTTCTGGATTTTCTATCATATAATTTCGATATGACATTTTTCCATTCCATTTTTCTTTTACATTACCATCACTATCATACCAATATATCCATGCTCCTTTACATTCAGCAATCCCTTGCCTACATGCTTTATCTAAAGTGGATAGATATTGTTCAATACCTTCTCCAAAAATAGCATAATATACAAATTTAACATAAGCAAATTTATCTGGTGTGCAATGATTTTTTAATATTTTTACTCCAATCTTAACACCATCTTCTTTTCCAATAGGATCACTATCAGAAACAGAACGTTTTCTTAAATCTAATGTTAAAGACGACCAATATTTTATAGCATGTCCTCCAGCTACAACCATTGGATCTCTACTCATACTTCCAATATCTGTGGCTAGATGTTGAATAATTACAAAAGCTATTTCATATTCTGCTATTAATGTTAAAAATTTTCTAGTCATTCTAGCATTCATACGTGCTTGAAGAGCTATAGTAATGTCTTTTAGTGATGATTCTTGTTCTTTTTCTGGAACTAAGCATCTTAAACTATTTATTACACACATGTCAGCAGTTCCTGTTCTTAGAATATCATGTAAAATATCTAATGTTCCTTCTGCTCCTAAATTATTATCTACATCCATATAAAAGAATCGATTTGGATCTATTCCAAATGTATTAACAATATATTTTTTTTCTAATGAAGCTTCTGATTCTAACCAGACAGCAATAAAATTAGGATCTTTTTTCATATTAAGTGCTATAGTTTCTAATGCTAAAGAAGTTTTACCACTATCTTCAGCTCCAGCTATAATCGTACATCTACGTCTAGGAAATCCGCCACCTGTAGCTTCATTTAATTCTAAAGAAGGTGTAGGAATATACTTTATGGTTAATCTATCCATTATTTCTGGTACGTCACCAATACGTCCCATAATAACTTTACCATATTTTTTATTCATTTTTTCAGATATCTTATCTAAGATATCTATTTTTTTAGTAATAGGTATTTGCTCTCTAAGAAGTAAACTAGCCATATTATCTCCTTCTATTCTTTATTGCTATATACTAATGAATCTTTTAAAGCAAGAATTGTAGGAATTTGATCGGGCGGAACTTTAGTATAAATTTTATTAATTTCATCAATTAAACTATTAAATTCATCATTTTTAAAATTAATATTAAAAACTCTTGTTGTCTCTACTTTGTTTACTATCATATTGCATTATTCTCCTTAGTGTTTTTGTATAGTATTAATTAAATTAGTTAGTGATTTTTTTGCTATATTATAGTTAATAAGTTCTTTTTCCATTTCTTCTTTTAAGGATTCATTACTTGTTACCTTCATAAAGTTTTTAAAAGATTCTATTCTTTTATCTATTAAATAAAGAGCACATTTAAATATAGGCTTAGCAATAAACCAATCATTATTAGATATTTTAACAAGTTCTTCTAATGTAGCAGCAACTAATTTTTGTTTAAAAACTTTCATTTCTTTTATTGCATTAGAAGAACTTGCTTTATCTATATATCCAGCTAAAAATTGAATAAAACCTTGTCTAAATGCATTTTCTAAATTATTATTCATATACATTTTCTCCTATATCTTTTTCAAGTAAATTGATGCTTATTACAGAATCTGTACTTGATAATTTAATTCCTTTTACACCTTTTGCTTGTTTTCCAAGGATTGGAACAGAATCAGATTTTATTCTAATAGTTTTACCTTCTTGAGTGGTCAATAAAATATCATTATTATCCAATAATGATACAACACTAGCTACATTATCGTTAGTATTTAATTTACAAACTGATACACCAGATCCACCTCTATTTTGCGCTCTTAGTTCATGAAAATAACATCTTTTTATCATTCCATTTTTAGAAGATATTAAAAAAGTTTTATCTTTATCATAGATAGCAGCGCTAACCACATAATCATCTTCTTTTAATCTAATACCTTTTACACCCATACCAGTTCTACCAATAGGCTTAATATCATTAATATTAATCGTTATAGAACAACCTTTTGATGTAAATAATGATATTTGATTTGTTTTATCTATAAATAAAACAGAAGCAATTTCATCATCATCATTTAATGTAATAACTTTTAATCTATCACGTTTTGTTTTGATAGTATCAGCTGTCATAAGTTTTAACAGCCCTTTTTTAGTTACTAATATAATATGTTTATTTCTATCATTCTTAGTTGATGCTATAACATTTAATATTTTAGTTTTTTCTTCTAAATCGATATAATTGTTTAAATATTTACCTTGTAAATTTTTCTTACTAATAGGTATAGAATATGCTGGTAAAATATAACAATATCCTGTATTTGTAAATAATAAAATATCATCTTTAGTAGAAAGATTCATTACATATTGTATTTTATCTTCTACTTTTGTTAATGTATTAGCTCCTGTGCCATTACGTTTTTGAACATTATAATCTGTTTCTTTTACAGATTTAATTATTCCATTATTAGTTAAAGTTATAACTACATTTTCATCTTTAACAAGTTCTCTTTCAGTAACAGTATTATTAGTATCTACTTTTTGAATAGTAGTTTTTCTTTCATCTTTATCAAATATAGATGATATTTCCTTAAGAGATTTTTGAGTTTCTATTAAAAGAAGAATTTTATTATTTAATATATCATTTAATTTGTTTATAGTATTATTCAATTCTTCTTGTTCTATTTCTAACTTTTCAATAGATGCCCTTTTTAATACTCCTAGCTTAGTATTAATAATATTTTTAGTTTGAACTTCATTTAATCCAAATTCTTCATTAAAAATGTTAATAATATTTTTATCATCATCTTCTGTTCTAATTATGTCTATAATTCTATCAATATTAGATAATGCAATTAATATTCCATCTACTATATTTTTTCTATTAGTAGATTTAATTAAATCATAGTTACATTTACGTTCAATAATATTAATAGAATGTAATACAAAAGATTCTATTAAAGTTTTTAAATCAATATTTTCGTGAGGTTTTCCGTCAATTATTGCTGTATGATTAATAGAAAAAGAAGATTCTGCCATAGTATCTTTAAACAAATTTTGAAGTATCCATTCTACATTTGTTCCTTTTTTTAATTCAACAACAATTCTAATACCATCTTTATCAGATTCATCTCTAACCTCTTTAATAGATGGTAGTTTAGTTTTTCTTAAATTATCAATTTGAATAACTAAACTACTTTTATTTACTTTATAAGGTATTTCAGTAAAAACAATATTATTTTTATCTTTATTAGTTTCAATAATATATTTACTTCTAATAACTACCTTACCTTTGCCTGTTTTATAAGCTTTTCTTACTTCTGTAGGATTTACTATAATTCCGCCAGTAGGAAAGTCTGGTGCTTTAATGATATCTATTAAACTATCTATATCAGTTTCTTGGTTATTAATACAGTCCTCAATTATTTTATCACAAGCTTTATATACATCATTTGCAAAATGAGGAGCAAAACTACATGCCATTCCTACAGCTATACCAGTAGATCCATTACATAATAATTGTGGAAATAATCCAGGTAACACAGACGGTTCTTCTTCTGATTCATCATAGTTTGAAATATAGTCTACAGTATCTTTATTTATATCCTTAAGCAATAATTCTCCTATTGAAGATAGCTTAGCTTCTGTATATCTCATTGCCGCTGCGCCATCTCCATCAATAGAGCCCATATTACCATGTCCATTTACTAATGGATATCTTTTAGTAAAAAATTGAGCCATATTAACTAAAGCATCATAAACACTTTGATCCGAATTGTTATTAACCATAAGCTTTTTATCTTATGCTCTGGAAGTTTCCTTCATTTTCATCGATTAGTTAATTCTAATCCAGTCTAGCATATATTTTTACCCTCGTTTAACGTTAGGTTTTGTAGTCCACTTTTATCTACAAAAGATAAGCCTATATCTTATCGTAACGGGGACTCGTGGGAAGATTATATCTTTTCACTTCCTATGCGTTGCGCCTGACTATACTTAGTATAGCCTTCGGTCTCTGATTAGCAGTTAAGCCTTCCAGTTTAATTCCCCGTTAATAATTTTAGATATTTCTATCTAAAACGGCAACAAAGCTTTTTGTTTTTGATTAACTTCATGAAGAATACTTATTTTAGCATCTTTATATTTTCTATACAAAGATATAGATTTGCTATTAGAGTAGTAAAGCCATTTTAGTACATTATTTTTTCCCTTGGTTATAGTTAGTCTATATATATTAGAATCAAATCCTATCTTTGTATATGGTACAGCACAGTTTAACATTAATTGTTTTTGTACCCAAGCACACATATTATATGAACTACAAAATCCTATTCTTTTTTTACTAATATACCCATCTCCATCCCATAGTCCTCTAATGTAATCTCGATAAAACTCAATAGGGACAAGCGAAGAAGGTTCTTCGTGCATACTTTTTCGATTCGTTATTCCGTGTTTGTTTAATCCATTAATAAATTCTTTACCATTCACCGTAAACGAAACAATGCATTTTCCAGTAATAGCGTGTATTGTTTGTTTAATAGGAATATCTATTGCTGAAATTGCTTGTTTGAATTTCTCTAAATGTTCTACATCTTTCCGTCCAAGATGAAAATGAAAAAAAGATTTATCTTGATTAACATATCCGTCGGCAGTAATAAAACCTAACCAGTATGCTTTTTCTGGAGTGTTTATATCATAAAAATAGTATTTATCGTAGTTATAATTAATAGATAAATTAACTTTACTATCTTTTGTAAAATCTTCTAATCTTCTTTGTACAGTTTGTGCGCTAATATTAAATTTTTTTCCTATAGCTGTATAGGACATTTTTTTTTGAACTCTTAATCGATAAAATTCTTGTATTTCTTCATTTGTAATATTATACTTCGCTGGCATATAATACCTCCAATTTGTTATTTCTGAAGTATTATTACCTACAAAATATTGGTTATTACTTTGGTTAATCACATATTTTTTAGCTTTTTTTATCTACCATGAGGATGAAATTTACCTAATGTTTCTCCTACTGTTCTAGCACATTTTTTATACTGTGAGTTAGAATATAGTCCTAAACAATACATTGCATATAATATTCTACGTTGAACAGGTTTCAAACCATCTCTTATATCAGGCAGTGCTCTTTCTTTAATTACATCACCTGCATACAAGTTAAAATTACCAATTAGATAAGGAGCAAAATCTACGCAAGATACATTACTCATTCTACTTGTTCCTCCTCTAATAAGTTTCTATTAAGAATAAATTCTTTTCTTTGTATAGTATCTTTTCCCATACATAAAGTTAAAGCTTTTTCTGCTTCTTCCGCATCATTAATTGTAATTTTGATTAATTTTCTTGTTTCAGGATTCATAGTTGTTTCCCATAATTGCTCTGGGTTCATTTCTCCTACATATTTATCTTTTGTTACCAAAAGTATCGACTATTTCTTCACTCAGACCGCTAACTAATTGTCTTCATCGTGCCATCTGTTTCCAGTTGTGTATCAATAACAACTGTACTCTCCAACAACGGAGATAGTCTGTACAGGATTAAAATAGACTTTTTAATTTTATATTTTTATACTTAATATTTATAGTGTTTGTAAACTTACTATTGCTTCTTTTTCATTATAACCAGCATTATAAGCGTTATATTTTTCAATAAAATATTTTTTTCTATGAAATACATTATCTATTGAACAAATCTCTAATATTTCAAATTGAAAATTTTCTATACCATATAATCTCATATCAACATATAATTTTTTATTGTATTTTCTTGAAAATTTATTTTTATATTGAGTTTTATGTCTATCCCAACTTTTATATATATTAAGAGAAGCTCCAATATAAAATTTATTTGTTTTAATATTAGTTATTTTATAAACACCAGATATAATATTTTGTGCCATTTTTTATTTTACCTCATTACTTATTTACATAGTCTATTTTTTTCCCACGAGACATTCCTAAGATTTTAGGACGGCTCTCGTTAGCTATTTATTTCAATAACCCCTCTGATTAGAGGAAAAGATGGTAAGGGCTTGTTATTAAATGAACTAACCCTTTGTAGCGTTGTACAATATATCCTTCAGTATTGAAAGAATCTAATTCTTCTTTTGTATATAAATAATGTATTTCTTCTTTTTTTCCTGTTTTTTTGAATACTTTAAATAATGGCGGACAAGCAGCATATAAAAATCCATTTTCAATTAATGGTCTCATATAACGATAGAAGAAAGTCATGTGTAAACATTGAATATGTCCTCCGTCAACATCTGCATCTGAAAATAGAATAACTTTATGATATCTTAATTTACTAATATCAAAAGAATCTCCTATTCCAGTTTTTAAAGCTTTAATAATATCTTGAAATTTTATATTACTATATACTTTATCAGGAGTAACTTTCTCTGTATTTAGTACTTTACCAAATACAGGTAAAATAGCTTGAGTTTTTCTATCTCTACCTTGTTTTGCACTTCCTCCGGCACTATCTCCTTCAACTAGAAATAATTCGCATTCCTCAGGATTTCTAGAAGAACAATCTGCTAATTTGCCAGGAATTCCACTAGAATCATTAGTAATAGCTTTTAATCCTCTAGCAGCATCTTTAGCCTTTTTTGTTGCTAATCTAACTTTAGCAGCTAACAAAAACTTATCCATTAATATTTTAGCTGTTTTATTATTTTTAGATAAATAATCATAAAAGAAATCGCTTACAATTTCTCTTATTGTTGCTCTGATGTTTTGAGAAATTAATTTTCTTTTATTTTGTCCATCAAAAACAGGATCTTTAATAGATAAATTTATTATGCTTATTAAACCTTCTCTTGTATCTTCTGGAATAATTTGTTTATCTTTTATAAAATTATTTTCTATAGCATATTTGACAATAGCTTTATATATACCTTCTTTAAAACCTAACTCATGTACGCCTCCATCATCTGTAGCGATATTGTTAACAAATGATTTCATAATGCAACTATAAGTATCTGTATAGGTGAAAGAAATATTAATCTTATCATTATTATTGTTATTATTAATATTAACAGTTTTAATTAATACATCTTTTGCATAAGATAAATCATCAACATATGCTTGTATCCCATTTGGATAACAATATTTTTTATTTTTTACAATATGTCCATTAGTATCTTCTACTATAAAAAATAAAGTTAAACCTGGATTTAAAAAAGCTAATTGTTTTAATCGTTTATCTATTAAATTAAGATCATAAAGTGATTCTTTTTTACCCCAAATTTCTTCATCTAAAGTAAAAGTAATTGAAGTGCCAGTTTTTCCGTTAGCATCTCCAACTATACTAGTATTTAATGTAGCAATACCTTTTTCAAATTTAGTTAAAAATTCTTTTTCTCCATTCCAAATAGTTAAATTGAAATTTGACGAAACAGCATTTACACAACTTGCACCTACTCCGTTTAATCCACCAGTATTTGTACTATAGCCTTTTTCTTCGCCAAATTTTCCTCCTGCATGTAATGTAGACATTGCTACTTGTGCTTCAGATAAACCTTTAAATTCTGGATCTTTGCATTCAGTTATAGGAATACCTCCGCCATCATCTTCAACGGTAAAGGTATTATTACTAAAATGAACAGCAATATTTTTACATCTACCAGCAACAAACTCATCAACACTATTGTCTACGATCTCAAATAGACAATGTTCAGGAGTTGATAAATACATACCTCTACGCTTTCTTACGTTGTCTGGAAAACGTAAAATTCCTATATGTGCTTGATCTGACATTTTATCAGCTCCTTATTCAATTTCTTCTGGCTCAATAATATCAACCATTCTTTTTAATAGTGCTTCTATTACGCCTCTAACAGATTCATATTCTGTTACATTTTGCATTATTTCTGCTGAAGCTACATATGGTTTATATTTATTATTTAATAATTTATATTTTACAGTATCAGCTGCTAGTATATAGATTATTTTATTATTTATTAATTTATATACTATATAATAATCTTTATCATTAAAATTTATTCTTACTTTTTGTTTTAAAAGAAGATCTTGAGCTATCTTACTTGATAGCTCTTTAATCTCTTTTTCTAATTTTAGTGGTTTATCAATTTCATCTAGTAATTTTTTTTCAATATCATTTAATTGTTCTTCTGTCATGTTTTTTCCTCTTTTTTTATTTTATCAAAAAAGTGGTTTCTTAAAACCAGAAAGATTAAATGTACTTTTTGTATTAAAAGATGATAATTTAGGTTTATTAGTTGCACTACTCATAGATAATTTAGGAGTTTGAGTTGTAGTGTTTTTACCATCATCTCCAGTTCTAATTTTAGAAACACTATCAACTTTTAAATATAATTGTCCATAACGTTTTTCCCCATCTTTTTCATAATCATCTTCTTTTTCAATGGAACCGACAAGCTGAATAGTATTTCCTCTTTCTACGTATTCATTTAAATAATTAGCAGAAGGTCCAAATGCTACAAATTTAATTAAATCATTAGCATAATATTCATCATCCTTCTTTTTCCAGTTACGACGAACATTTAAAAAACCATTCATACGAGAATAACTTTCATCTTTATAATATTCATAACGAATTTTGTCTGATGTAGGAATAACTCCTGTAAAAATACATAAATTATTTGGATTTGTCATATTAATTTCCTCTTTTCTTTTTATATTAAAATGGATATTCAAATTTTATTGGTTCTATATCTTTTAACTCAATTTTGGCTACTCTCGTTTTCACCAATATATGATTGACAAAGTTTAACAAAGTCAACAAAATGATCTACTGGAACATCTTCTAATTTATTAATTTCTCCATTATATGCAGTAACTACACATTGTTCAATGCCATTGTCATAATTGTTATTGATATATTTTAAGATATCAATATAATCTTTAAAACTATCTAAATATGCACAGAAACCTTTTACATTTAACGGATTAATACCTTCATCTACTGTTTTAAAAATTCCTTCAGTGTATTCAGATACAAATCCATTCAATAGTTTTTCTCCTAGAAAATCTTTATGTTCAGAAATTTTTTCTAATTCTTCTTTAAAAAGATTACGAGAATAATCATTCCATTCATCAGTTAACTCTTCGTTTTTTTTTACTTCTTCTTTTTCTTCTTTTACATCATTAGTTTTTGATGTTGTTTTCTTTTTCAAAGAGTCTTTAGATTCTTTTGTTTTTAACTTATTAATTGTACCTGTAGCACTATCATAATTAGGATCTCTTGCTTTATCTTCAGAACCTTTAGCAACTGTTTCTTCTTCGTTTACATTTTCTGTTGTTTCTGAACTATAATCAACTTGTTCTGTTAAAGCTAATGCTTTAGCTAATTCAGAATAAATAACTGCTTTTTTATAATACATATCAGTTCCTGTAATTTTATCAGCAGAATCAAGCGCTGCATTAATCATTTCTCTAAAAAGATTTGTAATTTTTTTCATATTTTTTTACCTCTTTTTTTATTTATTATAGTTGACTACAAAATCATTATTATTAATATCTAATGTAATTTGATTTACTTCTTTTTCTGGTAAATCAAACATTGTAGGATTTAAAATTTCTTCTAAAATACTTCTAAGACTTCGTGCTCCAGTTTTTCTTTCTTTAGCTCTATTAGCGATAGCTTTTAATGCTAAATCAGAAACATTTAATTCTACTCCGTCTTCTTGCAATAATCTTTTATATTGTTTTATTAATGCATTTTTAGGTTCAGTTAAAATTTTAATTAATGCATTTTCATCTAATTCTTTCATTGTACAAATAATAGGTAATCTTCCTAATAATTCTGGAATCATACCAAACTTTTTAAGATCTTCTACTTTAACATTATTAACTAATTCATTATAAGTTTTTTCATCATCTTTTAATTCTGATCCAAAACCTATTTTTGTTTTACCTTTTTTCTGTCTTTTGGCAACTATTTTTTCAATTCCTTCAAATGCACCTCCTACAATGAATAAAATATTACTAGTATCCATTTTTATATTTTCTCCCTGTGGATGTTTTCTATTACCTTTTTGAGGAACATCTACAATGGAGCCTTCAATTATTTTTAAAAGTGCTTGTTGAACTTCTTCATGTCCTGGATCTGCTGTTGTTGATAAATTTTCTCCTTTTCTAGAGATTTTATCAATTTCGTCTATATAAACTATACCTTTTTGCGCTTCTTCTACGTTATTATCAGCAGATGATAATAATCTTTGTAATACAACTTCTACATCGGATCCAACATATCCAGCCGCTGTTAAAGTAGAAGCATCTGCTATTGCAAATGGAACATTAAGCATTTTTGATAATGCTTTAACTACTGCTGTTTTACCACAACCAGAAGGGCCAAGCATGATAATATTAGATTTTTCTAATTCTATTTCTGGATCTCTTTCTTTAATAGAAATGGATTTGTAATGATTATAAACTGCTACAGATATAATCTTTTTAGCTTCTTCTTGTCCTATGATGTAATCATCTAGGAATTGTTTTATTCTTTTAGGAGTTAAAGAAGACAATTCTAAATTTTTTTTAGACATAATAGCAGCTTTCTTTTTTTTAAACTTTTGCATTTTCAAACTTATAGTATCAATACAATCAATACAAATAAATGAATTTTCGTTTTCTGATTGAATTAATACATTATCATCACTTTCTGAAGCCATTGCTCCACAAAATGAACATTTTTGCATTTTATCATTTACCTTATTCATAAATTACCTCTATTATATTTATCTTTTATCTAGTACTGTATCGATTAGTCCATATTCTTTTGCTTCTAATGGAGTGAGCCAATAATCTTTTTCCATATCTGCTTTTATTTTTTTTATATTTTGTCCTGTTAATTCGGCATAAATGTTATGCAATTTAATTTTTGTTTTTAATAAATGTTCTAAATTAGCTTCAACATCTGTAGCTTTTCCCTTAGCACCGCCAGATGGTTGATGAATCATGATTTCAGCGTTAGGTAGTGCTGAACGTTTACCTTTTGTTCCTCCCATTAAAATTAAAGAACCCATACTAGCAGCCATTCCAACGCATATAGTTCTAATATCTGGTTTAACATACTGCATAGTATCATAAATTCCCATTCCTGTTGCTACTTCTCCTCCTGGACTATCGATATACATAATAATATCGGTATTTGGATCTTCAGATTCTAAAAAAAGTAATTGAGCTTTTATAATATTTGCCATATTTGGTTCAATGGGACCGGTAACCATAATGATTCTATCTTTTAAAAGTCTAGAATATAGATCCATTGCTCTTTCAGAATTTCCTTCTTTTTCCAGTACTGTAGGTACTAAACTCATGCTACGTATCTCTCCTCTTTTTCTATTGTATTATTTGTTTTAATCCTTGGAACAAGTAATTTATAATTCTTATTGTTAATTTTTAATACAACAATATCTTTATTTGTTCCTTTCATACTTTTTCTTCTTGGATTAAATTGCATTTTCCAAAAAGAATCTGCAATATCTGATTCATTTTGAAAAACCTGAATCATTCCTTCTTTACCATGATAATATAACGATGGTAAGTTCTTTTCTCTTAATCTACTATTTAAATAAGCAGAAACAAATAATGTTGCAGGTTTTCCTGTCAATGTTGTTATCTCAAATTCTTTTTTTAAATCAAAAGCAATTTCACTAGCAAATCTTAAATGCCTGTCTAAAATTATTTTTTCATAATACGAGAAACTTGTTTGAACATTGTTTTTTTTATCCATAATACATAACACCTCTTTAATTTATCAAAAAATAAAATTCAAAAAAAGAATTACAAGAAAAGGTAGTAGATTTAGAGTGAGTAGACAATAAATAAAAGGAGAGAAAAAAAGAGAAAATTAAATCCATAAATCTTGTAAAAATTTAGCGAATAGATGTAATCCTTCGTCTATTTTTTTATAATAAATATCAGATTCTTTTTCCATTTTATCTCTTTCTTCTTGCGAATAAATATCTTTACCATCTATAGGAATACAATATTTATAATTATATAAAGGATCATTTGGATAATCATTTTTTATTTCTTCTAGGGACCATATCATCTTATCTAATATTTCTATCCATTCTTTTTCAGAATTAAATTGTGCTGGATAGCTATACATTCTTTGATTTTTAAACTGTTTTAATGCACAATAAATATGATCTGTTAAATAGATATTCAAATTCCATATTTGTTCTTTTGAATATCTATTTCTCTTTTCCATAGTACGTTGCAACTGTCTTGTTCTTTTATTCATTTTTTTCCTCATTTGATTTTTGATTTAATACACTAAAAGCTAACATACATCTCATAGACGCATGCATTAAATCTTCTACATTATTATCAATTTGAAATTCATTTAAATGTCTCATAGCTCTAAAAGCATGTTCTTTGGCAGGAATATTTTTCCATGTTTCGTTAGGATATTTTTTAGCTCCTTCAGTTAATCCTGTTGCTAATTCTTTAAGCCATAATGGATTTAAGTAACGAAATTCATCAAGTTCTTCTGTTTGGATATATTTTTCCATATCATTACTCCTTTTATCTATAAAATTAATATAGCAGCAAAAACTATACGCTTTTACTGCTATATTATTAATCAAGATTGTAAGTATTCTTTAATCTTTTTATTTGTTATTGTATTTATAATAGAATAACGTTTATTATTTAGTATTTCTCTTAAAGCTTTAAATGGATCTAGCTCTGTAGAACATACCATTCGCATTAAAGAAGTGGAATATCCAGATAATAATATTAAACCATTCTTATTATTTTTCATTGGAATTGTATTATCATAATAAGATACATTCCAAAAGATCAGTTTAGGCATTTCATATCCTGCTTTTTTATACTTTTTATTAATAATCTCAAACAAAGAGTCAATATCGTAACTGTTTACTTCATCAAATTGCATATCTGAAACTATTAAAATGTTTTTTGGTAAATCTTCTTTAGACAATTTTTCTTTTATAGCTGTTTTTAATATCAAATTAAAGACATTAGCTATATCTGTATTACTATAATCATAATACCCGTCTAGTTTTTTTAATTTCTCATACAAATTAGTACAAGATGTTAAATCTACTATTTCAGCTCTTTGTGAAAATGTTATAAACTTATTTTTAAATGTTTTATTGTTTTCACTACAATAAATTGTTAGAGCATTAGCTACATCTAAAATAGTAGATGTACTATTAGGTAAGCGTTGACACATCGATCCAGAACCATCTCTTACTACTAATGTATCAGAAAAATTATCTGGTTTTGGTATATTTTTCCACATAGATTCAAGAACTTCATTTCTTTCATATTCTTTTTTATATTTACTAACTATTTCATGTAAGAATAAGGCTTTTGAATTTATTTTAGTCTTATTATTAGAAAGATCTTCTATATATTTTAATCTTCTTTCTGAATCATGATTGATAAAAGCTCTAGAATATAAAAGATTAGCTTTAGAAGGAACATTTTCATAAATAATTTTATCCCAATTATTAGATGACATTTTAGCTTCAACTATATCGATCTTTTTTCTTAATAAAGTTAAAATCTTTCTATATTTTTTTGGACTATATTTTAACTTATTCATTAAGATTTTTGCTCTACGTCTATTTTTAAGACTAGATGTAGATTCTGTTGGCATCCATTTGGCTAATAATGAAACTGAAAGATTATTTTTACTATTATTCAAATCTAAGTTAAGTTGTTCTTTTATTATATTAATTATAATATTTTTAATATTATTTATACGTTTTGTTTTAGATAATTTTTTATTATCATATAATCTGAAATAAATATCTATTAAATCATCATATCTACCATATTCTTGTATATTACAAGTTTTAATAAAGTATGAATCTACTTTTGTATTAACTATTAAATGATATAATAAGTCTCTAAAGGCATCTCTTTCTCCTATGCCATATCTAATGTCTCTTAAATATAAAAGCCATTTTAATGCATATCTTGGATTTTGCATTAATGCTGGATAAAACATTTCCCATAGGCTTTCTTTATTATTTAACATATTTCTAAATTTAGAAACACCAAAATTTATATCTACTAAATAATTTCCTGTTGTAGAATAACATAATGCTCCATTTGTTGTTTTAGTCATTATATTATTTTTCATTCTATCAAAAAAATCCACTATAAAATCTCCTTTTATATTAAATTAGCCGTAGTTTTTTACACTACGGCTTTGATAAATATTCTGGACATATGATATAAATTAATTGTTATGTATAATTTTTGCTGTATATGTCCATAAAGAGGTTATATTCTGAACGCATAGTGTATATTGATTTCTCGGTCTTATAGATGCTTATCATAGTGTTATATAATTTTATTGCTGTAAGCGTTCATTTAACTGAGCACATAATATATATTTGATACCATTCAAATTTATTCTTGTAAATTGCTGTAAGTGCTCATTTAATTAATTTAATTGTAAAAATAAAAATAAGAAATAATTATATTATACTTATATTTTATTTTTACAATATATGCGTTTAGCTCTATTAAAGACTTTTACCTTTAATAGAACATATGGCTGTCTAGGCAGGGATCGAACCTGCACCTTTCGGATTAACAGTCCTAAGTACTACCTAATTATACGACTAGACATTATTAATGGTAGCCCCTGCTGGATTTGAACCAACTACTTTTTGAATATGAATCAAACGCTCTAGCCTAAATGAGCTAAGGGGCTATGTGGCGGAGAAGGTAGGATTCGAACCCACGCATGATATCACTATCACCTTACTGTTTTCAAGACAGTTCTCTTAATCCGCTTGAGTACTTCTCCAAATTAGTATAATGTTTTTATACTAATTTTAACATCTAACACTTATATTTTTTGGTGGGCCTACCTGGATTCGAACCAGGGACAAACCGGTTATGAGCCGGGGACTCTACCGCTGAGCTATGGGCCCATGCTAACAGAGATATAAAATATAAATCCACAATTTTATTATTTATATCTCTGCTTAATAAAAATCAATCTCAGATTTTTCTTTATTCGTTTATGTTGACTTCCTATCGTTTTTTTACTGACATTAGATACGATAACTGTGCCGAAAAATTAGATCATAGTATACATTTCTTATAAAAAGAAAATGATCTAACTAAAACCATATAAATAGTTTTAAATAGTGAACTTATATCCCCATAAATAAATTTAGAGGCTTTACGCTCGCATTTAGTAACTAAAAAATTAAGACATTTGTATTAAACGCATATCCTATAAAACTACATTACTATAAAGTTTTGCTACATAGAAATATTATAATATAACTACATATAGAGCTAGATATTGTTAATATTAATAAGGAATAAAAAGCTTATAAGTAATCCATATTTTAATGCAACCTCAATTATGAAAGCCTTAATAATCTTAGCTGTTGTGAAATTTATAGAAGCATTATTGTTGGACTTGGCATTGACATACTCCCCATGCCTAAAGACAGGAGATTCTTGGATACAAACGATACTTGCCTACTAAAATAGCAGGTCTTACTATATCTCTCCAAACAAGGTTGATGCCCCAACCTTGTTTTTTAGCGATCTTATATCCCCATAAATAAATTTAGGGGCTTTACGCTCGCATTTGGTAAAGTTAATCTTATACACATTGGCAATGAAAATGATTTTTTCAATATGTTAACAAAAATAGATTAGTCTCATTAGGGATTTTTTTAATGCCATTAACAATATCTAGTTCTATATATAGTTATATTTTATTCTTTATCAGAGTTATGAAAAAATAGAAAACAAGAATAAAAAATAACTCTGATAAAGAATAATATGTAGTGCATAATTGAAATATAATTATAAGCCTATTCTAAAAAATATATGTCATATACATGTCTTATGATATATATTCATGTCTATTTACATATATTTCCCCTGTCTTATTTTAATTTTAACATAGGTGCTTATTTAAGACAACATTACATATTGAAACGTTGATAAAATAATAAGAAAGATAAGAAAGGTCTTTTAGTAATAATAGTTTATTATAAAAGTTTGTACTAATATAAACAAATATTAACATCTTTGTATCCAAAGATATTAGTATCTTCATATGCACTACATATAGAATAGCACTTTATTTAATAGAAATCAAGTATTATTTTTAAATAATAATAATTATTTTATAATAATCTTACTTTGGCTTGTTGAACACCAAATTTTATAGATTCATTTCGAGAGTCTCCTAAAAATAAATCTATTTTATTACCTTTAATACTACTGCCAGTATCCATGGCTGTATAAATGCCATCATATTTTTTCATACATGGATCGTTAAATGATATTTGAACCTTGCTACCTAAAGGAATTACGTTTGGATCTACAGCAATAACTCGTGCACTCCATACAGTATGTCCAGATAAATCGAATCCAGTTGCTGTTAAACCATATCCTTCTTCTCCTTCATGCTTTCCACATTGTTCTGGAGATACGTTATATGCTGTTATAGTAAAATCCATTGTTCTAGATCCTCTAGATATTTCTTCTCTGGCTCTTTTTAATTCTTCTTTTAATTTATTATTGTCTTGATTAAGAACTTCTAGTTCTCTTGCTTTAATATCGTTTTCTTTGTTGCGTTCATTAACTTCTAAAGAAGTTTTTTCTATTTCTTGTTTTAATGCTTCAATCTCTAAATTTTTTTGTTCGATTTCTTTTGCATTAAAATAATTTGTTGCTGTTACAGATAATCCTGATGCTACAGTAATAGCTAACATAATAGATGTTATCTTCTTTGTGAAATCTTTGTTCGCTTCAAACATTTAATCACCTTTCCTTTTATGCTGCTTGCGATAATAAAATATATCTTTTACTTTTTCCAATCAAATAATAAATGTCTTTAACATCTCCTTTCATATGTGTTTTTGTATTAACTTTATAATACTCTATAGTTTTATAATCTTCTTTATGCTCATTCCACCATTTCTTTATTAAATCTTGAGCAGGTAGTTTTAGATAACATTGAACAACTTGAACGTTACCTTGAGTTTCTAACCTAAATTGAGTATATTCTGTTTCCTGTGGAATAATTACCTTACATTTAACTTTAATATTTAAAAAATTGCATATATCACATATTAATGCTGTATGTGGATTTCCTGTTTTGCTATAGATTTCTAATTGCTGAGCTAATTCCATTGGAGTAATGGCTCCTTCTGCTATAGGAGTAATCATTTTACAAGTAATATCTTCTATTAGTCTATTATTTTCTTCTTGTTTAATTTCTAAGATGCTCATTTTGTTATCTTGTTGTTCTAACTTATCTATTAATGCTCTAAGACCATCATAAAGAGTGTTAAAGTTATTTTTAATACTGTAATAAAAATAATCTACTAATCTTTTTTGAATATCCCATGATAAATCATCATAGAAGCATTTACATATATTTAAATATCCTTTAAAAGTTAATAGATGAAATTTAAAATTATTACTCTTTGGTAAATCTCTTAAAGTATTATATCTTTCTTCTAATAGTTTTTTACCTTTGTTTCCACTAAAATAATAATAATCTATTCCTTCTAAAAAATGTTTTTTATTCCTTTGAAAGTTTCTATATGTTGTACCTGATTCTTTTCCATGTAAAATATCTACAGCAAAAAATGGTAAAACTCTCTCGTTGTTATACTCTCTTACAGTAAAAACAATTTTATCATTCAATACAAAATTTTCCATGTTATTTTCTCCCTTTATAATATTAATTTTATTTAGTACAAATTAAACTAGCAATTGAATACAAAACTTTTGTTTGATCTTTAAGTTTATTAATAATATTACAATCTTTTTCTAATGTTTTATTCAAATAATCTGTCCATGGAATAAACTTAACTTCATTAATGTGATATTTTCTTTTAATATACATTTTTTTCATAATATAACCTCCTCTGTTATCTACCATTATACCGTAGACGAAGTGAAAAGGCTAAGATGGAAAAGACATAGGATGGATTTTGCAGGCATCGAACCTGCAAAATCCATCGCCATTCATCCCCTACTTAAGAGGAAGGAGTCTTCTGGCGAAACTACGATAAAAATAGATGATTTGTCACTAGTATAATTATATGTTTTTTTTACTCCATTTTTATCAACATACCAGCCATGTTTATGAGCAATTACATCTATTCTGTATACACCATCTTCATGAATCGCTATAACCTTTTCTAGAGCTTTTTGTACTTCTTGATATATAACAGTACCCTGATGATTACTTTTTTCATTTAAAAGGACTACAGAGTCTAATGACGTATTATCATTATTCAAAAATGCATCTTTTAAATTTTGATTATCATTATTTTTTGTTGCTTTTAAGTTATGAACAATATTATCTTCTTTTGTAATAATGATTTCAAAATCAAATTCATTATCAGAAATATGATTTTCTATTGGATCATCATAAGTTATATGAACTAAACCATATTCATCTTTTTCTGCATTTAATGATTTAACAGGTTCAGGGTTTAAGTTAATCATGTAGAGATTTTTAATAGGTTTTTGTAATATAGCTCCATCTTTGTTTTGAGGAGCAACTGTTACTTCTAATAAGCCATTATGATTAGCATAATACATATTATAGCTTCTATCTTCTTTACTTACATAAGTATTTTCTACAGGACAATCTTCTTCTTTGATAGTTATTAAAAATCTTTCTAAAGAATTATTATTAACATTGTTATAGTTCCAACTAATATTTATTTTATCTTTTATTTCTATGTCTTGTTCTACTTTTAAATTATTTACTGGATCAGGGGATAACTTAAAAATACCTTTTATCATAGTTGGTGTTTGTGAACGATTTTTTTCTAAGTCATATGCAGCAATCCAAAATGTTACATCAGCAATCCCATTTCTATAGTCAGTTAAATAAAAATCTATAGAAGTAGTTTTAATATTGTCAATAACTTTAGAATGTTTATCTATTTCGTCAAGCTTCCATTCTTTAGAACATCTAATTTGATAATGACTAAAATTAGGAATATCCAGTGCGTTCCATGTTAAATGTAAAATTGCTTTATTATTATCATCTTGTATTATTTTAAAATTATTAACAGATGGTAAAATAGCAGTATTTCCACTTTCTGTACGCCAATAAGTTTGGGTTTCTTCTGTGTAATCAGTGATTATCATAATTCATTCTCTCTTTCTATATATAGTTTTGTTACTCCATAATGCATATTATGTCTTGCTATATATTTATTAGTTATATTATATTGTTTCTCTATTTTTTTAGAGAAAGATACTTTTTTTAACTTTAACTCTTTAATAAGTTTTGGCAAACAATAATTACTATATTTTTCTTTTTGTATACTAGTATATTGTTTCATGTATGATAATAAGTTCTTTTCTAAAAAGAACTTTTTTGTTTTTAATAGCTTTAATGCTCTAGCTTTGTAAGCAACATAAAATTTATTTATTTTATGATTTATTTCACTATCTATATCTTGAACATAAATGTTATTAGCTAACTTTTTATCTTCTAATACAGCTTCTGTTCTGCAATAATGAGACATTCTTACACAGTTATCTTTATCACTTTGTATTTGTTTTTCTGCATTATAAAACATATCACTATTAAAATCTGGTATAGAATAACATTCTATACGTCTATTATGCATATTATCCCTTTTTATTTTGTTTAAACAATCCAAAATACTTTTAGGTATATCAGAATCTTTTAATATCTTTATCAATCCTATTCTGGCAAGATACTTAATTCCTTTATATAGACTTTGTTCATTCTTTTTACAATCATAATACTTATGAAATCTTTTTACTAATTGTTTTTTAGTTAAATAAAAGATTGGATTGTTAGCACCAGAAACATATTTATCAAACAGATAAGTTCTTGCACAATCTAACATCATTAAATAAACTGGAAAAAGATTTTTTCTAGTTAATGTTTTATCTAACAAAGGATACTTCTCTTTAAAACTTTTATCATATATATAATTTTGCATTTGCATTATACGATAAGACATTCTAGATTGCCATTCTGTTTCATATTCTATATTACATAATATGCATAAAAAATTTCTAACGTCTAAAATGCTTACATTAGCAAGCTTACATAATAAATCAATTATATCATATTTTATTTGACAAGCATAGCAATGATAAATGTATCTACCAGTATTATCTCTTTCAATTCTAGCTGAAGGATGACTATCCTTATGAAAAAAGCACGGAAGGCTTGTATTTAAAGGCTTATTGAGCAATTTATCCATTGGGATAGTGCGCAAAATGGAAAATAAGAACCCTGGAACCCTTGTCGTTATTGGCTTAGAGAGGTTTACGCTAAATGGTGACTGCTTAATCCTATAGTATAAAGGCTTTAGCAGTCCGAGTTTAGTCAATTGGTCTCTAACCCTTGTCATTATTGGGCTCATGACCATTTCATTTTCCATTTTGACTATTTTTGTTGTCTCTAATAATGCATTTAAAACCATATTAGTATCTAAATCATAGTTTAAAATAGTAGATCTTTTAATACTATTATTATCTTTTTGTCTTAAATTGTTACTTTCTTTTTTAATAGTAATATAGTTCTTCTTATTAAAAGACAGAATTGAATCTATATCTAAAATAGCATTCTCATCATAGTATTCTATTTTTTTACCTGGATAGAAGATACGAGATAAGTCTTTACATGCAGTATCTATTATAGTTTTTCCTTTAACAGATAGAATGTTGGCTAGTGAATTTAAAACATCTAAATATAAGCCTTTATCTTTAATAGAGTCTCTTAAAGCAAAGATAATTCTATATTTATTAATTATATCAGTACTAGATAAAGTAGTATAAACAATAGATGGTGTAATACCATTATTTTTACATAAGCATATAGCTTCATCTATTGTTGTATATCTTTGCCTATCTTTATTATCTATGTCAATAGCTATTAATTGTTGTTCTCTCCAATTATTATCTCTATAAGCTTTACTACTAGATCTATTATTTCTGATTCCATAAGAAAAGCATATAGGATATCCATTAGTACAATAATAAGCTATTTCTTTAATAGAACATTCTTTTGGATAATCCAATATTCTATTTTTTATTAACGCTATATTATTATTTGCCTCGTCTTTATCCTTAAATTGTTTTTTATCATATACCAACAATTTAAATTTAGGCTCTATTAAATTCATAAATGCCTCCTGTTACTTCATAGCAGTCATTTTAAGAAGTTTTTTTAACTTGTATGTATGTTTGTGTATTTCTTTATGTGAAAGTCTCTTAAAACTGATGCTATATATTTTTACAATAAATAAAATACAAAAAGAGAATTACAATAAAAGGCAGAAAACATATAGTAATATAAAAATAAAGAAAAAGAATAAAAAAATAAAGAGGAGAGTTTTAACATGATTAAACTAACTAAAAAAACTAATAAAATAAGTTACGTAACTAATTCTAGTATAGATAATATAACTAAATTAGATAGTGTCATAGGAGATACTCCTATAATGTTAAAACTAAAAGAAGTATTAAGAAATAGTTCTACTTGTACTATAATATTTGTTATTATATTCTTAATACTTCTTTTAAGTAATGGATATTGGAACACAAATTTTGATTTAGATAGTTTACTTACCTTATATGGAGTAATTTATGCTAAACAAGCTATAAAATTTGGAATAGATAGTTCGTTAAATAGTCCTAGGGAACAATCCCCACAAAATTTCAACTCCAACCGTCATACATATCTGTAAAATAAGATCTATATTCCATCATCTGTTTACGTAAAGATTCAATATCTGTATTTGTCATCGGACCAATACCAAGAGTTCTATATAATAAATCAATAGTATGATTATGATTATATAGATTATTGCTTGATGTTGTTGCTACTTTTTCTTTATTATCATAAAAATGTTTTTGTTTATAATATTTTACTATTTCCATATTGTTTTCCCTTTTTGTATTAAATAATAAAACAATAACAAATCAATTCTATTTGATTGTCTTCTTTTGAACATTAATTGTATATTATCATCAACATAACATTTAATAGGTAATAAAATGCTTTTATAGGCTATTCTATAATATGCATATTTAGATTGAAATATTTGTTCATTTATTTTAATTTTTCTATTTATCTTATTAAGTTTTTTTAAGATAAAAAATTTAACTATTTCCATTTATTCTAAACAAATAATATCTTTATTATTATCTTCTCCTATCGAATAATATCTTTTATTAAACAAATATTTAAATAGTGATTCTGGTTCAATATAAAGATTTTTACCTATGATTAAATTATTTGACGTTTCATTTAAATGAGTTATACAAATACTTAATGTAACTTTTCTTTTAAGTGCTTGTATAAAATAATTATAATCACTAAAAATACTTCTTAATGTTTCTTTTGCGTCAAAAAATCCATATCTTAAATTACCCTGAAAACGATTAGGAGCGTTTGTGAGGTCTTTTAAAGCCTTGTTAATATCTTTCATATCACATTCAGAAAAAAACTCACCAGCACCATGTCTGGTCATATAAGAACGAGATACATATATTAATTCTATCTCTACATCATTAAAATCTGTTAAATTATTTATAATATTATTTAACGGATTTTTTGATCCTGTGTTAGACGGTGTACAATGTGGCATATATAAATATGATTCTTTATCTAATAATAGACCTTGACTCATCTCAAAAATATGAGTTTCATATTTACTTACTATTTCGTAATAGTTTGTTAATTCAATATGATCTTTCATAAAAATAAAATCATCAATATAAGAGTCTATTAAATCATTGTTATTATATATCTCTATTAATGATTCAATCTCTTTATTTTGATTATGTTCAAAATAAACTTTATTCTTTTTATAAAGATAATTGCTAATCTGTAATAGATAATCCTTAATCTCATTATAAGAAAGTTTATATAAATCTTTTAAATAATAAGATTGTTTTACTTCTTCATATCTATTTATGGTTTCATAAATACCTTTACCTGTACTACCATGTGCATTTTGATTTCTATATATTTCCTTTATTTGATTAATTAATACATCATATGGCGTAGACACTCTAGTATTAGCATCTACAAAAACTTTTAAATTTGGACATAATCTATATATTTTATTCCATTCATCAACAAAAAAGATTGGATTTATAATAAAATTCGAAGTTAAAAAAGTAGGAACTCCTAATAAAGATCCACTGCCAAAATGACTAAAAACAATTCCTTTTAATTCTGGAATAGTAGATCCATAGCAAGAACCTTCGCCACAAGCTTTAAATTTCCACTCATCATCAACTTTCTTTAACAGTCCAAAAATCATGCTTTTATAATTGTCAAAGCCTTTACCTGATAACTCATATCTGCAAAATTCTTTTTTGTTTGTTTTATTTTCAATTCTAATAAAACTATTTTCTACTTTACCAAAATGTTGATTTCTTTCATCAGCCATATAGATATTAACAGTAAACACTATAGTGTTAATATCATTCGGTAATTTATTTAAATTGATATGAATTTGTTCTTTATCTAAGATTTTACCTTCGCCTGTTAAATTGTCTCCGCTATGTTTTACGGAACTATTAGCATTTTTTAAATGACCATAATAAATAATTTCATTAATATTATCGTCATTTAATAAAAATGCAGAAGCATCTAAATCAAATTCAGATCTATTAAATAATGATGAAAAGAATCCTTTATTCTTTTTAGGATCCCATCCTAAACATACTTTAATACTTTTTAAAGTACTTCCATTTTTTTCTTTTAAGGCTACAACTTCGCCTTTTTGTAAATTAATTGTCATTACTTAATATCTCCCTTAATTATTAAGTTTATTTAAAATTTGTCTTTTTACATCACTTATCGTTGAACCATATTTAATTTCATCACCACAAGCTTCAAAATTCCATTCGTTATTCTCTTTCTTTAATATTCCAAATAACATTGCTTCATTTCCATCATAGTTTTTTCCAGATAACTCATATTTGCAAAATTCTTCTTCGTTATCCATATTTACTATTCTTATAAAAGCATTTTTAATTTTACTAAAATCTTGATTACGTTCTTCAGCTCTAAAAATATTTACAGCAAAATAAATACCATTAATATCTGATGGTAATTTTTGTAAATTAACAGTGATTTGTTCTTTATCTAAATCCTTACCTTCTCCTGTTAAATTATCTCCACTATGAACGACAGTTTTAGAAAAATTACAAAGATGAGCATAATAAATGGTTTCTTTTATCCTGTTATTAGATAACAAAAATGCAGAAGCGTCTAAATCATATTCTTTTGATTCAGATGAAAAAACCCAAAAGTCATTTGTCAAAAAAGATATTAAGCTATTATCCTTTTTTTTAGCGTCCCATCCTAAACATACTTTAATCTTTTTTAGTTTGTTATCATTTTTTTTTAAAGCTATAGTTTCGCCTTTTTGTAAACTAATTGTCATTATTTTATCAATCCTCTATTATTAGATTCCATATCTATCGCAAATAGTTCTTAACCCACCTACATAACCATCTCCAACAGCAGCAAATTTCCATTCACCATTATGTCTATAGATACGTCCAAAAATAATACCAGTTTCAATAGAATAATCTTCATCTAAGTCATATTTACATAATTCCTTATTAGTATCTTTATCAATGATACGTACATAAGCATTATTAACCATACCAAAATTTTGTCTACGGGAGTCTGCTTCATAAATATTTACAGAGATAGCAATTTGTTCTACATTATTAGGAACTTTTTCTAAGGAAACAGTTAATGTTTCATCATCTCCACTACCTTGACCTGTTAGATTATCTCCTGATAATACAATTGCACCATTAGAAGATTTTTGTTGATTAAAGTACACATAATCTACAGCTTTATTATCATCATTCAATAAAAAAGCTGATGCATCTAAATCAAAACGTTCTCCCTCTCTGCTGGATACGTCCCAACCTAAACCAACTAATAGATTTTTTAAACCTGCATTTCCTTTTGTCAAATCTACTTTCTGACCTTTCACTAAATTAATTGCCATAATATAGTCCTCCTTGAAATTAATAAAAAAATATATATATCAACTTAGACAAATTGTCCAAGTTAAATAACAAAAGTATTATTCACAATCTCTTGAGTCTTTGTAGTTTTGAATAGACTCATCTATAAATACTTCTACTTCTTCATTCATTGCTGGAAAATCGCTTTTCAAAAAATCATCTATGATATACTTCAATACAGATTTCATTTCATTTTCATCTATATTACCTAGTTTGTATCTAATAGATTCTTTTAGATATTCTTGATCCCATGTAAATTCTAAACAATTATCGCTATCTAAAATTTCAGTATTAGGATCGATCTTTTTGATAGCTTCTTTAATAGCTTTTTCTTTTTCTTGATCTGATGCGTATAATCCTATAAACATTTAACTATTCTCCTTTTAATTATTATTTTTATTTTCAAAATAATCTTCTACAGCTTTATTAACTACTTTATAAAAATTGTTCCATGAAGAAGGAAAAACAGTATTACAAACTTGCTTACGAATATTTGTTATATCTTCTTCTAATAGTTTGTATCCTTTAAAATCACAAACATTAAATATTTCATCATTGATACACTCTTCATCAAAAATATCAATAATATTATTATCTTCTTCATAGATTATTGCTTTAGGATCAATCTTTTGAATAGTTTCTTTAACTAATTGATACTTATTTTTATCTGAAATAGATGCAGAAATTAACATTCAATATCATTCCTTAAAAGCATTTTTATTAATATTATCAAATTCTTCTAATTTTTCTTCAATAAAAGCTACCATGCTATCGGTAGCTCCTTCAAATTCTCCGTCAACACAAGCATCTTCAAATTTAGATAAAATAAAAGCCATTGCTTCTTTCTTTTGTGATTCAGTATATTTTTCTCTATAGAATTCAACTTCATGTCTTAAAAATTCATCATCAAAGTTTAATGTCATACTATTACTTTGATCAAAAATATATACATCAGGTTTTACTTCTTTAATGACTTTTTCAATTTTTTCTTTTTCTTCTTGTGTTAAGTTATCGATAAAAATACTTTCATGTCTTGATTCCATTGTTTTATTTCGCCCTTCCAATATTAATTAATAAATTATAGAAATTAGTTTCAATACTATATGCTCTATCTTGAACCATTTCTAACAATTGTAATGGTGTTATCATATTATTTACATAATCAGCAACTACCATATACTCAGCTTCTGGATCATCATAATTAGGCTCATCTCCACTAATTGTAATATCACTATGATAATCACTATTAGCTCTTTGCAAAAAATCTATTGGATCATCTGGCCAACCTTCATCATTTACATTACAAAAATAATCCGAAAAAGCCATACACAGTGCTTTTTCTTTAATCTTTTTTTTAGTATCTTCACTAATATTCATAGCTTATTCCTTTCTAAACATTAATAAATTCAACTCAGTTTGCTCTTCTATTGCTTCTTTTAAATGAATAACATTTAAATGTTCATATATAATTTTTGGTTCCATATGTTTTACACCATCTTTTAAAAAGTAGCACCATGTATTAGGCCCAAATTTATTCAAAAATTCTTCTGGATCAGATGGCCAATTATCTGCACCTACATTTTTAAAAAAAGTTTTATACGCATATTCTTTAGCTAATCTTTTAATCATAATATTTTTAACTTGGACAATATGTCCAAGTTGATTAAACACCTACTTCCTTCATTGTTTGCAATACTTCTTCTTGTTTATTAAGTAATTCTTTTTTTGTTTCTGCATAATTACCGATTTTTTTATCAAATATACAAATAACATTAGTATTACTAAAAACATATTCTTCAATATTTAATGTTTGTACATCATTAAATCGGTAATATTTTATTCCATTTCTTAACTCAAACTCATGAGTATCCATATTTCTGTTAAATAAATCTGTTATTAAAGACATTGTTCTATAAAACAAATCATTAATAGATTCTTCAGAAACTCTTGTATATTTTATATTTTGTGCGCCATAATTTCTATCTTTATAGTTAATAATAACTTTATTATTGTAAAATTCTACTGAAAAAATTTGATTTTCATTACTTATTTTTTTTTCATAGTCTTTTTCTTCTTCTTCTTCTTCTTCTTCTTCTTCTTCTTTTTCATCGGTACACTTTGTTAAATAATATTCAGGATATACACATTCAATATCTCCATACTGTGTTATATATCCATTTTCAATACCATCATCTTTTTCTACTGTTACAACTTGTACAATTTTTATCTTTTTCTTATTAGTTAATTCTATATTGTTAATAAATGACTTTAAGTTTTCATCATCAGGACATAATTTATATAATTCTTTTAATCTTTCTATACATTCTTCAGAAACATTTGGAATTACTATATCATTTTTTTTAAATTTAGCAGCATTTTTCATCATTACAACTATCTCCCATTCTTATTTTTATTATTATAGTTACAATCAGACACTTTTAATAGATAATATAAATTTCTTCCAATAGTTAAACATCTAGATGCTTTATATCCAATATCTCCTAAGAGAGAGCAACCTAGATATAAAAAACTAAACAATGCGTTTTCATTTTTCATTATCTTTACCTCTTTACTTAATTTCTTGTAAATAAGTTAAAAAATCTTTTAATAAAACTATTTTTATTTACACTAACAACCTCTTCCTTTTTACTATCTTCTT